CAAGTTATCTTCGATAGCTTCTTCAGTCAAGCTGAAGCCCATTGCGATTGTTTCGTGGTTGTATCGTGCTGTCCATGCTTCTTGAGCATTGTCATAAGCGATGGCTGAACCTTCGTTTTTAACAGGTGCTGCTGAGAAACCAGACAGTTTTGTTTCTTCTTCGAACGAACGCTCGGAGGTCTCTGTTTCGTAGATCTCTTTGTGCTCTTCGCCGTAACGTGCATACTCCAAACCGAACAGTGCGTTCAAGCCGGGGAGCAGCTCTTTCAATAGTTGTGCGCGTGAAATAGCCATGGTTTATGCTCCTTATACGCCGGTTGGGTTTAGATACTGATGCCCGCCGGTAACAGTTGACGTAACTACGTTCGTCACATTTGTAAATACCGAAACGACATAAGGCGCATTGAATTTACAGATAAATTCGCAATAGCCGTTAGCGCCATTGGATGTATCTGGAACGATGTCAACAATACGAATTGGCAACGATGCAGTAACCGCATTGGACGAACCAAGGATAGCTACAGCAGAATCACCAGTGTTATTTGAACCTGCGTTGTTCACAATAGAAACATTCTCGCCAACAATATTTGGGCCGTAAAAAGCTACGGTTGTTGTGGCTGAAACAGCAGCTACTTTGAACAGAACATCAGGATCGTCAACAACATACGCTTGCGCATCAGATGCTACAGTACCAGCAGGCCAGTTTTGATAGAACAGTTTCTGCTTGGTGCTTGGGTTTGTATAAGTACAACCCATAAAGATGCCGACAGGGTTTGCAGTGGTAGTACCCGTTTCTTTAGTAAGGGTGCCATTTGCTGCTAGTTTGACTGGATCGCCAAAAAACATGTCAACATTATAACCGCTGGCAATGCTAAATAGACGAGTCGAACCGGCATACACCTGTCCACCGATCAAATTGACCGGCAGTAGCCCATAGGGCTTAGATACAGTTGGATAAGCCATTGTTTACTCCAAAAAATTAACTGCCGCCGCCTTTGGATGTCGAAGACTTCGACTCCTTAAACAGAGGCATACGAGGGTCGTTTTGACGCATTAAATTGTTATCCACAGACTTGATCTGATCTTCAGATTGCTTGAGGTAGTGGCTATTACGCTGCTCTACAAACTCTAGCGGGGTCTTGCAAAGTAACAATCCGCCGACTTCGATGCCATCCTTAAAACGGCTGTTCTCATCGACTAGCAGTTGAAATGCTGGTTGCTCTTCAATCTTGACTGGTTCCCAACCTTCTCTGAGTTTGGCAGAGTAGTTACGGGGATCAGCGTTTCCTTGAAGCCCAACACGAATCCATCTATACGCATATCCAGGGAGCTTATCTGGTTCTGGCAGAAGCTCTGCGGGTTTCCACTGCTTAGGGCGTTCCGCTTGGACACGGGTTTCTACATTTCGGGGTGTTCTATTCTCAGCCATTTGTAGCCTCCAATTTCTTCATTTCTCTGACATATTGCTCCAGTGTTATTCCCAATTTCTTGGCAATCAGGACTTCCGACTGTTTCAGCTTCACCTTTCTGGAGGGTGTGCTGCGGTCAGCCGAAGCAACGACAGAGCTTGGTTTTGAACGCTGCGTTTTTTGTGGCGCTTCGTTCTCTTCCTTATCCCCAAAATTCTCTGGGAATCGACGACGCATAGTGTCATCGACCTTTTTCCAATACTCATCTGTAGACGGATATGACGTCCCATACTGAGCGACTAGCTTCTGATGTAAACCCAGAGCCAAACTAGTCATCTCCTCATCCTTACCGAACCATTCATTGCGCTCTTGCCACGCAATCGCACGTTGGTCAGGAATAGGAGCTGTATTTGTTGCGGGTTGTACATCACTTTCTTCAGGTTGTCTAGACGGAACAAATTCTTTTGCTTTCTGAATTTTGAACTGAGCCTGAGACAATTTTTCCTGTGCATCCAATAAACGGTCAGAGTCACCCATGTCATAGGCGTCTTTGTAATCCCGTTTAGCATTGTCCAACTCCAACTCTGCCGCAGATTTGTAGGTGTCAATAAAGTGCTGCTCACCCGTAGATAGCCGTCCTTTTAAGGATCGGTTTTCTTCCTGCATCTGCTTGGCATACGCGATAGCTTCCTGCTGCTCTCGCAATGCTTGATCTTTAGCTCGGCGTTCGTCATGCCAAACTTTCTTCATTTGTTTAAGACGAGTTTTTACCCCTTCGCTATATTCTTCAAGCTCATCATCCTCAAGCTCGTCAACTATATCTTTAGGTAAAGGCTGCCGGTCTCGATCCTCCGGTGGAGTATCGTCCTCAATCTCTATCTCAAAATCATCCGCCGCAGCAGAGACTTCTTCCTTTTCATCTGGGAACTTAAAGTCCTCAGCATCCATTTTGTTTGTCGCCATTTGTTTCTCCTTTGTTAGGCCCTGGATATACCACGAGGATCATCCACAACTGCTTCAACCACATCGTCGTTAATGAGTCTGAACTCACGACCATGAATTTTTAAGCGAGTACCAGTGTTAGGACGGGCGAGAATAAAATCCCCTTCCTTACACCATGGGCCATTAGGAAACCGTTTTGCGTCTTTGTAGCAATCAGGCCCCATTTTGATTACAAAAAATACGGTAGCCAGAATCTGTTCGTGATTCATGGTTTGGTCTGCTTTTAACAAACCGCTATCGAACTTTTCCTCTTTGTCCGGCAGTCCTACTAGGATGTGATACCCAGTTGGTTCCGGTAATTGTTTCGCTTTCTCATCTGCTGTTTGTGGCAGAGTTGATACCTCGCCGTCTTCGGTGGCGATTGCGATTTCACTCATCAGATAACTCCATAGTTTTTGCAAGGTCTAATATAAAACCCTCTGCAATCGAGAGACCCCGAATCTCGCCGCAAAGTCTTTGGTACTCAGAATAGTCTTTGGCACAGTTGGTTGAAATGGCCTCAACTATTTGCTGACGCTTATCTCTTATTTGTTGAATAAGAATTTCAAACGCCTTGTCCATGATTATTTACCTTTTGGTTTGTTAGCTTTAGTTTCTTTACTATCCATATCCATTTGGTTTTTGGCAATTGTGGTGCCAATTTCCAAACCTTTAATTTGCATCTCACCCTCAAATCTTGCTTTCTCCGCAGCGACTTTTGCGCCAACTTGCATACCAGCAATTTCTTTCTGGGCTTCGATACGTTCTCTTTCCAAATCAATTTCGTCTGCTTTTGACGCAGCGTCCATTGCTAATTTCTTCTCTTTGAGTTCCACTTCCTTCTGCTTCAACATCAACTCCTGCTGCTGCATTTGAACAATCGGGTCTTGGGCCGCTTGTTGCGCCTGCTTCTGTGCAGCTTCCGCCTGATCTTTGCTCAACAGTTTTTGTGCCGCGAGCGCCATCATTCGGGATATTTCTACTTCCATATCTTTTGGTAATTCTTTGTCCATCTCTGGCAAAGGTATACCCAGTTGCTCTTCTATCTGTTTGCGATACTCAAACGCCACATGCTCGTTGATATGAGCCATCATTGCGCCTTGAATCATCTGCGCTTTGGGGTTCTGTCCTACGATCTGCATGATTTTTGGATCTTGCATAGCAGACTGATGGACTTGAATGTGTGCTTGGTGATCTTGATAGATGAACGCTTTAACAGGCTTGCCATTAAGGATGTTCATATTCTCTTGCACTGGATCTTTAGGCTTAAAGTCTTCCGCGCTTGGCACCAACTTACCGATGTTTTTAATACCTAAGACCTCCAACATCTGGCGGTTTAGCTCTACTAAGTCATAGATCTGTGGATTGGCCTGCGCCATCTGCATGACAGCCTGATACTGGACAACTTTTTGCGCCATAGTGGCAGCGTTAGGATCAGATACTGGAATTACATCCACTTGATCATAGTCAGATTTCTTAGCACGGCGTGAACCTTCTACGGGCTCGTACTCATACTCATCTGGCGTGTAATCACGGATGATATCTTTCAGCAATTTCAGTTCTTGCTTCATCGCGTAGTGAACACGAGCTTGAACTGCTGACATTACCTTTAGCGTTCTCTCTAATATAGCCAGTGTTGTGCCAACTGGAGAGTTGGACGACATATCTGCAATCTTTAGATCTGCCGCACCAGCAAATCGCCGACCTTCGTCAACGATCTGGTTCATTAACGCTAAGAGGACTTGGCTTGGCTCTTTATATGGGAGGGGGAGGATGTTGTCCCT